TTCTTTCTGATTGTGATTTATCAATAAAGAGTGCATTGTTTCCTTGTAGAGAAAGAGTAGTTAAAACAAAATCTTCAAACTTACCCAGATATTTTTCAATATTATCGTTAGTTTCTCTTCGTTGTTCTCCATTTAAGGATTCAACAATCCCATTATCTTCTCTCCAAAAATTCACATCAACTTTAACTGCAGTTTGTTTTCGAACATACTTTGCAGTTCGTTCGATAAAATAATCAACACCATCAATTTCAAAGTTAAACTTACAATAGAAATTATCTTTTTGGTTATTTAGAATATTTTTAGCAGAACTGGTTCGTGAAGTTTTATCGTAGATACAAAACGAAAGAGCATCGAAAAGTGATGATTTACCACTTGCATTTGGTGCAAAGATACCCATGATACCCTGAGCTCTATTAAACCTTACCAAATTTCCTTCACCATACGAGAACATATTTGAGAACTCTAAACTCTTAGGTGTCCATAAAATGTTTTCTGGCAAATTATCTGAATTAATTTTGGTATTCAACTCTTTGTTGATTTCTGCAATCTTATCCAACTCGGAATCCTCCAAAAGATATTGTCTTTCCAAGTAATCTCTGATTAGAGAATTTTGGAAAGTTTCATCTTTAACATTACCAACAATATTTTTATTTAGTTTGGTATTTGTTTTTAGTTGTCCAATAGTATCAGTTCTTGTTACGGTCACCTCATCTACCTTAAACATCTTTTTAAGTTCGGCAATACAAACTTTCATTTGAGATGGTTCGGTATTTGTAAATCGTAATCTTAAACGAGGTTGTTTTGGTAGCTTGGTATCAAGTTCATTATATACCCATTGTGGAACCTTCCCATCAACAACATCAATCGTTAAGAACCCATAATCATTATGAAGATGATGTTCTGTAAAAGTTCGAGTTGGGACATCCCATAAGAGGTAGCCGTGGTTTTCCAACATCTCACCGTGGTTTTGTTGAACCATCGAACCTGCATAGGCAACCCACTCATACCCTTCACCAAAAGTTTGTCTTTTGTGAATATCTCCGAGAAGAGCCATATCAAACCCATCAAACATATCCACTTGGAATGAGTTTGAAGAAACGGTATAACCAATATCAGTTTGTGCTTTATTTACTGGACCGTGAAATAAACATATTTTATTTTCACCTTCAATAGTATCACCTTTCGGCCAATTGGATTTATTATCGAGAATCGAATACACCACAAAGGTTAAATTATGGATGTTATATACTCCGGTATCACGAAGATAATGAATACGAGGGTTATTAAGGTTTTCAACAATTGGAGTAAGGACATCCAATCTATGTGAGTTATTTAAGTTACAATCGTGGTTACCCGTGATAAGAATTGTTTCTCTCAAATTAGAACACTCGGTTAGGAACCAAGAAATTTCTTGAATAAGCTCAGGAGACATTTCAGTTTTTGCATGGGCAATATCACCGGCTATATAAATCACCGAATCTTTGATATTATCTTTTTCAACTTGTTCTAAGAATTGTTTGAATATCAATCGATATTCTTTGTGTCTTTGCAAATTACGAATGTGTAAATCTGCTAAGTGATAAATTTTATTTATAACCATTATTTGTAATTGTTTCTGTTGAATGTAAATTTTTGTTTCATTAGAATATCAAAGTTTCTCATTATTGCACCCATATTATTCGTATAATATTTGTACAAATCATCATAAGACATTGAATTGATAATATCTAAATTTGATGTAAATTGATTTACTATATCTATTTTGGTTTCTTTGGGAGATAAATCAAATAAATCATCTGCTAGCCAAAATCCAAGATTTCTCAAATATTCATTAATATATTTTGAACCTAATATGAGTGGTATATTATGTGAAATAAAAGGATTCCATGATTTCTCACTTAAATGTATTTCGGTTGAATCCATCACCATTGTTTCACATATACAACTTACATAAGAATTTAAACAAAGAGGAAATGGTGGAAACTCAACATTCACGGCACCATGTAAACTTCTTTCAAATGGAACATCTAATATAATTGGTATTGTAGTATCTCTAAATTGGATTAATTTATCAGATAATTCATTATCTAAATATGCCCTATTAAATCCACTATATCCAACATATCCATCTAAATTCAGTTGTGTATTGTAAATATGTTTTAGTGAAATTAATCTTTCAATTTTATCAACACCAACTATAAAATTAAATTTTTTTTGTCTTATATTATATAAAAATGGATTTAACAATTCACTTAAATTATTAGTCCAAGTATGCGTTGGAGTTCTATATCTAAAATAATTAAAATTATGTTTAGAATTTACTATATTAAATCGATTTGAAAAATAAGTAAATTTTTCATTATCAGAATACTCATATTGATTATCATCATCAATTATAAAAAATTTACATTTATATTTTTCCCAATGTTTATTTACATTAGTTGCAAATTCATTATGGTCTCCATAATTTGTAAAATATTTTTTATCAAGAAAAACCGAATCATCTTCGTTAACATTTAGATTATTTAAAATATCATCTAAAAATATTGTATTATCTTCTTGATTTAAATTACGTTCTATATTAACATCATCGTATCCTTGTAAAATATTTACATCTTCGGTGAAATGTATAAGGGTGTACCATCGTGGCCAAGAACCTCTATTTATATGATGTGGTATTATGTGAATCATAAATTAAATAATTTTTGTTTTATCACATCACTAAATTCGGTTTCTTTGGATTCTTTCAAAATTTGATTTACTTTTGAAAACCCCATTTCACCGGCATCTTTATCGGATGGAATTATATTTCTAACTTTTATACCTTGGTTTCCCAATTGAACTACATAGTGTAACGCTTGTTGTTGGGCATCATTATCAAGAAGAATGTTAATATGTTTTACACCCTTATCATATATATTTTCCATTAATTTTTTTGGAATAAATTTACCAAGAATTGGAATTACATTTCTTTTTACCGAAATTGCATCAAAAACCCCCTCTACAATAGTAATAGGTTCGCTCCAATTTATTTGGTTTTCAAACATTATTACATTTTTGGATACTGGTGGATTTTTGTATTTAAACTTCTCATCCTCGAATACCGATCTGGCGATAAAGTAATTGAGTCGATTATCAACATCATAGGAAGGAATGATAATCCTACCAGAATAAATACCGCTATCAACATAGCCAATGTTATACCTGATAATATCTTCAGTAGTAATTCCACGAGAATCTGCATAATGTTTTGCTTTTTTGTAAGTAGGATTAATACCCCTCGGTTCGTGTAATAGTGATTTGAATTCTTTTGGTAATCGTAATTCTATTTTTTCTTCTTCCGAATCTTTAGAATAAACTACATAATCATCACCATAAATTTCATAAAGTTTTTGTAATTTTTTAGAATCTACTTGAAGTTTTCTTAATAAGGAAGTTATTCTCTTACCCTTGGAATCACACACCCAACAATGCCATTGCTGAGTTTCTAAATTAATTTGTAGTTTCTTTTTGTGGTGATGACAAAATGGACAATGGTGTGCTTGTTCGTTTCCTTTCATGGAAGTTCCAACACCTAATACTTCATCAAGTATGTTTATTACGATTGATTTATCTCTTATTGAGAGCATACTTACACAATTTGTCTACACAAATATACGAAAAAGTTTTCACTATTCCAAATCTCTTCGAAAAAACTTTCCAAGAAGATTATCATTTAAAGCCCGTTTATCACCAAGGACATCATGTGCAAATTGTTCTTGTAATTCGTAATAAGTAAGTGATTTGGTATTCGAACAAAAACGAAGTATTCGTAATTCTAATTGGTCATTTTCTTTATCTTTAAACCATTCTTGTACTTGTTTGTTTGAAGAACGATATTGTTTCCAATCCGATTCTTTGGTAATCATTTCGTATGTCTTTAACCTTTTATCAGTTAATAGAGCAATTTCTTTTTTACCAAATTTTCTTTTTCTGGTTGATAAAACATTCTTCTTTCCAATGTAATATTCACCAGTTTTTCCATTGGTAATTTTATAAATAAAACCAATTGTACCAA